CGCAGGCCGAAACGATTTCGGAAACGGCAATTTTTTCTCCAACAACAGCGTGACGACCACCGGCGACCGAATTCAGTCGATTCTTGACTGGTCGAAAGTCCCCGCGAAGTGCCTTGTGACGTCGGTGTTGCCCAACAACGTGAACGAGCGGATCGGTGCTGCTGGCCGTGCAAAGTGGGAAGAGGTAAACACCGCTTTGAAAGCCAGGTTCGGTCGCAACTGGGTGGACTGGGCCTCGTGGTTGCAGTCACCGGCTGCGTTCGCTTCGATTGGGCTCACGCCGACCGCCACTGACACGACCGATATGGCGCAGGGTGTTACGCCCGCTTCTTTCACTTCGGACGGGCTGCATCTAACGCCAGCCGGGTACAACGCGTCTGTCGCACTTTTCGCCCGCCACATCACAGCAAGGGATTCGATATGAGTAAAGGCGTTATTCTTCGGGTTCCGGGGGCCGGGCCTGGTACGGGACCTATGCTTCCGGCAGCGATTCCTGCGCTTTCTCCTGATGATTATGTGCAACGGTGGAGTGCGATCCGTGCACCGGGGGACGTGGGCGCGGCGGTCACGGCTTGGCCGTCTGCACTGGGTGATCAGGCGCTCACTTACAGCCAGGAGACTGCGGGTGCTCTTACCGTGGCCGCTATCAACGGTAAGCGGTATGTGAAGGGGTCGGGCATCGCCGCGGCGGGCACCGCCCCGAAACTGACGAGTGCCTACACAGTCCCCCGCAACAGCACCGTCGCCGCCGTCATCCGCGTGCCGTATCACGCGATGACGGTGATCGCCGCCGGAGGGTGGCTTCTCACCAGAGCGGGCGACGGACGCTGGCAGGTCCAGGACCCCGGAACCTTCGGAGGTGCAGGGTTCGTGACGGTGGGCGCGTACACCTCCCCGGAGGCATGGGTGGTCGTCATGTTCACCACCCCCGCCGAGAACCCCCTGCTGAGGCTGAACGCCTCCGAATCCACGACCGTCAACGACGGGCAGGTGTCAGCAGGAACCTCACCGGCGTCTCAGCTGCTTTCCATCACTACCGGTACGACTCCGAACGGGGCCAACGCTCGAACGGCGAACGTGGCCGAGGTCGTAGTATGGGATCGGTTGCTGACCGCTACGGAAAGAACGGCGGCAGTCGCTGCATTAACCGCCGCCTACCCAATGGTCGGTACACAAACGTTGTAACACCAATGAAGGGATAGCTGATGCATAATCCGTGGCTGGGATGGTTCGTAAACAGCGGGGGTGACTGGGCTGGTCACCGCGCTCGCGGGTCTGCTGGTGGACACGACATTCGGCGTTACGCTGACGTCGCGCTCGCTCAGGGGACTCCGGTGATTGCCGCATTCGACGGTGAAGTGACCAACCGGGTTTCCGCGGCGTCCCCGTCGTCGCTCTACACGGCCGTCCTCAAGGCCGACCATGACCCCATGTTGGGGTTCTACCACCTGCACCTTTCAAGGTTTGTGGGTGCGCCTGGGGCGAAGTGGCACGCCAAAGAGGGTGATGTCATCGGTTATTCCGGTGGCGCGAGGGGTGCGCTTGGTTCCGGTACCTCAGGAGGTCTCCACCTGCACGTGAATGCTTACTACGGTCAGCAGATCAGGTCGGTGTTCGACTTCTTCAAGGACGCGGTGACCTCCACCGTCGGCCAAATCAAGCTGGTGAATGGCGGTGGGACTTCGGTCACTCCCGCAGGTTCACCCGGCAAGGTCATCCCAGCAGCAGAAATCATCCCGGAAGGAACGTTCATGAGGATCATCAACATCCAGGGTGGCGGCATCAAGCTCGTCACCGAGGTCGGCATCGCCCACCTGCAGGCTCCGTCGCACGTGGCCTTGTTCGAACGCCTGCAGAAGGCGTCCGACCCGGACCCGAAGAAGCGCGAGACGTTCAACACCGCTGAGGAAGGCATCATTCTCGCCTACCTCAAAAACGCTCGCAACTCGTAACGGCGACCTCGTGGCTGGGATCGTCGTCTCTGCGTTGAACCTAGACGCGAGGGGCAAGAGGCTTTTCGAGAACATGCGGAAACAGTACCCCGGAATGGACCCAATCCAAACCGAGTTGCTGGTCGAAGCGTGTCGGATCGTGGACCAGTTGGAGGTCATGCACGATCTGATGCGCGGCGACCGTTCCGCATGGATGTGGATCAAAATGCCCAAGAACGCGGGTGAGCTGATCCTCGTGGTCGACCAGATCGCGATCAACCGACGAGCGCTACAGGTGGCGCTCAAAACCATCACCGCGACTCTGACCACCATCGGTGGCGAGGCGCAATCGACCGAAGAGGACCCTCTCAATGAAATCGGTCGCAGAATTGCCGAACGTCAGGCCGCTGCTCAGGGACGATAAAGGTGTCCTGTTTGGACACCAAACCCCTCGGGTGCGGACTGTTCCGTGGTACGGGTTTTCTGTCGGGACCGAGGCAATCGAGCTAGCTGCGGCTGCTGGGTTGATCCTCGATCCCTGGCAGGAGCTTGCTGTCATGGATATCATGGGTATGGCTGAGGATGGGCTTTGGGCCGCGTTCGAAGCCGCCCTGATCGTCGGTCGGCAAAACGGCAAGGGGTCAATCCTCGAGGCGGTTGAGCTTGCGGGCCTGTTCCTGCTGGGTGAGAAGTTGATCATCCACACGGCGCACGAGTTCAAAACCGCTGCTGAGGGTTACCTGCGTATCAAGTCTCTGATTCAGGAGACGCCGTTCCTCGATCGTCGGGTGAAGCAGTACCACGGGTCGCACGGTGATGAGGGTATCACGCTCAAAACGGGCCAGCGGCTCCGGTTCCTCGCACGGTCGAAGGGGTCCGGGCGTGGGTTCTCCTGTGACCGTCTTATCTACGACGAGGCGTACGAGCTACCGGCTGCGTCGGTCGCCGCGTCCCTCCCCACAATGTCGGCTCGCCCGAACCCGCAGGTGATTTACGCGTCGTCTGCGCCACTCGACACGAGTGAGACGCTCAAACTCATTGTCGCCCGTGGCCGTCAGGAACCGGGCACTGACTTCAAGTCGCTTTGCTACCACGAGTACGGTGCGGACCCCAAGGGGTACGACGTTTCGGCAGACGGCAAGCGCATGCGGCTCGACCTCGACGACCGTCGCGGTTGGGCAGATTCAAACCCTGGTCTTGGCCGTCGTATCCGCGAAACCTTCATCTTGAAGGAACGCGCGGCGATGACGGATATCGACTTCGCCCGCGAACGCCTAGGGGTGATTGATGAGGCGGGGATCAATGCGGCTATCTCCCCTGAGGACTGGGAGGACGTACGCAATCCCCATTCGCGGGTGAACGACCCCGTGTCGTTCGCTTTCGACACAAACCCGGACAGGACGTGGACTTCGATTTCGGTCGCGGGCCGCTCCACCACCGGGAAGATACACACTGAGTTGATAGATCGCCTTCGCGGTACTGGTGGCGCAGTCGACCGGATCGTTGAACTTTGGGAGGACTGGGAGCCGAAGTTTGTGGTGGTGGACGCGATGTCCCCTGCCGCTTCGCTGATCCCAGAACTTGCCGAACGCGGCATCGAGGTTCGGGTTACGAACACACGTGAGTACGGTATGGCGTGTGGGCAGTACTTCGACCTTGTAGACCAGAAGCGGTTGGTCCACCCGGGCCAGTCGCAGTTGACGGCTGCGGTCGCGAACGGGACCAAGCGCATTCTGTCCGACACGGGGACGTGGGGATGGGCGCGTAAGGATTCCGGCGACATCTCGCCGTTGGTTTCAAGCACGCTGGCCGTTTTCGGTTATTTTCTGACCATAGCTGAACCCGAAGAAGTAGTTGATACCCGAGTCGTAGTCTTACGCCGGTAGAAAGGAGGGCCAGTTGGTACAGCGTCTAGATTACAACCTCGAAGCTTTGCTCCAGGAGCACGCGACTCGTTTGGGTCGCGCTCGCCCCGAGTACACTCGGCTCGACAAGTATTACGAAGGCATCCACCGGCTGGAACAACTTCAACTGGCTATCCCCACCGAGCTTGAGCAGTTCGTGGTGTTCGTCAACTGGTGCCGCAAAGCGGTGGACTCGGTTGAGAACCGGCTGGACCTCTTGGGGTTCCAGTTCCCCGACGATCCGAATGGCGCTGAGGACCTCACGGAGACGTGGGGTTACAACGATATGTGGACCGAAATCACGATGGGGTTCCTGGACTCGCTGTCGCTTTCGGTGTCGTACCTGATGGTCGGCACGAACGAGGAGGACCCGGAGCACCCGTTGATCACGGTCGAGTCTCCAACGGAGATGACCCACATCATCGATCCGCGCACGAAGAAGATGGAGTCGATGTTCCGCTCCTTCAACACGGTGAACGGGATCGACCAGAACGCGACCCTTTACCTGCCGGATGAGACGTACTGGTTGGAGAAGGACGGCAGCAACCGCTGGTACATCGGGGACTACGACAACCACAACCTGGGGCGTGTTCCTGGGGTGGCGATGATCAACCGTCCTCGGACGCACCGCCTGGCGAACTGGAAGATTCCGGGCTCGTCACAAATGGCGGATGTGATCGGCATTGTCGACGCCGCCGCTCGAGCGTTGACCAACGCACAGATCGCGCAGGAGGTCATGGCGACCCCCCAGCGTGGCGTGTTGGGCGCGACCAAGGGTGACTTCGTTGATGAGGCGGGTAACCCGATTCCGGCGTGGGAGGCATACTTCGGTTCAGTCTGGGCGTTGGGTAACCCCGAGGCCAAGACTTTCGAGTTCTCGTCTGCGGATATGAAGAACTTCGAGACGATCGTGAACCTGTACGCCCGTCAGGCGTCCGGTGTGACCGGTCTCCCGCCGAACTACTTCGGTCTGATCGCGGACGACGCGGCGTCTGATGCGGCTATTAAGTCGCGTGAGACCCAGCTGGTGAAGTTCGCTGAGCGGACCCAGGACAACGCGGGTAACGACATTCGCAAGCTGCTCCAGGTCGTCGATCGGTTCAAGACCGGCGAGTGGAGGCCGGAGATGCGCCAACTCCAGCCCTTGTGGCGGAATGCCGGGACCCCGACTCTGGGTCAGGTCACGGACGCGGCTGTCAAGCTCAAGGAAGCGGACGTGCTCGACCGATTGGGTGTGTGGGAGGAGTTGAACTACTCGCCTGCGAAGATCAAGATTCTGACCGAACGGTTCGAGAAGCGCGATGCCGAACTAGCTGCGGCGGGGGTCAACGACCTTCTGCGTGGCACGGGCCTCGACGAAAACGGAGTACCAGTTGCCGGGACAAGCGGAGGACCTAACGCTGGAGTTGTACCAACGGCGCCTAGCGGTCAGTGATAAGGTCACGGCCTCGACTCAGAGGCTGTGGCAGGGGATCGACGGCAACAACCTGGATAGCGAGTGGGATAAGTACCAAAGTCAGTTCGCGATGCAGGCGTACAACGGACAACTTGCCTCGGCCACGATGACGAACAACTACCTGACGCAAATATCGGCGATTCAGGGGTTCGACGAGCAGCCGTACATAAGCTCTCCTGACTTGCACGCGGGCGTGGCCCCCGATGGGCGGGGGCTGACGCCGCTGCTTTACGGTGCGGTCACGGAGACTAAGACGGCAACGGGTGCGGGGTATGCCCTACGGGATGCCATGCAGGTCGGGGCGGGGTTCCTCGCCATGGCGATGAAAACCGTGATCGCGGATATGGGACGGCAACATGACATGGTGTCGTCGCTTGGGCGGGGTTACAAGACTTACGTTCGGGCGGTGTCTCCGGGGGCGTGTTCGCGGTGTGCGGTGTTGGCGGGTACATACTCGTCGGCGGTGGCGTTCCCGCGTCATCCGAACTGCCAGTGCATTGCGGTTCCCATGAACGACCCACGCAGGCTGAACATGAGGAAGTATGAAAACCCGAGCGATTACTTCGAGTCTCTCACACTCGCAGAGCAGGAGCGAATCTTCACCACGGCGGGTTCCCAAGCGATCCGCGACGGAGCCGACATCAACCAGGTGGTTAATGCTCGACGTGGTGCTAGTGGCATCAGTTACAGCGGTGCTATCGGCAATTCTACTCGCCCTAACTCAGGCCGCAAGCTAACCCCGATCACGATTGGGAAGTGGCCGGATGGGAAGCCACGACAGATTTTCGTTACGTCGGAAGGTACGACGAAGCGGGGGATGTACGCACGCGGGGTCCGCAACGACCCAACGCGCACGACATCCAAATACCGGCTCATGCCGGAACAGATTTACCTTGAGGCAGGCAATGACCCCGTGTTCGCACGGGAACTGCTGGAAAGGTACGGTTACATCCACAAGATGTAGCTAACACACTTCGGACGCGATGTCTGAGGAACCCCTGCTAGCGCGATGCTTTCAGGTTTCACCAATGCGATGGGATACACAATGCAGAACCTCACCAACCTCTACCCCGTGTGGAGCCCCCAGATCGAGCAGCAGATGTTCACTGAGGGCGACCCGGACCCGAAGGGCGCGACGCCCGACGAACTCGGAGAAGCGGGCAAGGAGGCACTCCG